AAGCGCAATGACGTTTTCTATTGTGTCTTCTATATACTCTCCTGTAATTTACAAAGACTTCAAGATTGGTACTGGAATCACAATGGGCGGCGCATCAGTTGGCACCTATGTGTTTTCCGGTCGAGGGACTCAGACTATTACAAGCAATGGTATTGCTTTTGGCACGAACAACGCTATCACCATCGACTGCGCCACAGGAACAGTTCAACTCGCTGACGCTCTAACGCTCAACTCCGCACGAACCCTGACCCTTACAAGCGGCACGTTTGATGCAGTGTCGTATAACGTGACGACGGGGTTGTTTAGCAATATCGTTGCCACAGGTTCAACACTGCGGATGGGGTCTGGAACTTGGACTCTTTCTGGAACAGGAAACGTCTGGAATTATGCTTCAAACACATTATTTAAGGGCACAGCAAACATTGTTCTATCTGATACAAGCACAACTGCCCGTACATTTACAGGCGGCGCTCATTCTTACAACAAACTCACCATCGGTGGCGCAACTGGCACATCAACGTTAACGATCACCGGCAACAACCAATTCACCGAGCTTGCCAGCACTAAGACCGTCGCCCACACCATCGCCCTTGGTACAACCACCCAGACATTCGGCAAGTGGACGGTGACCGGAACATCCGGCAACGTCGTCACCCTTACCGGTACAGGAACCTCTCACATTCTCGCTGGATCGTGTACCGATAGCATCGACTACCTTGCGATGGGCAGCATTGGCTTCGCCTCTACGTCTCCGGGTGAGTTCTACGCTGGGGCTAACAGCACAGGGACTGCGGGTGCGCCCGTATACCGTACAGCCAAGCCTGCTGACAGCACGCGCTACTGGGTCGGTGGGACTGGTAATTGGAACGATACAAACCGCTGGTCAACGACATCTGGTGGTGCGGGTGGTGCTGATCTGCCCAGAAGCCATGATGACGTTGTATTCGACTCCAGCAGCAACGCTACGGCATATACGGCGACAGTTAACGCAATCACAGGCGGGAACCGCTGCAAGTCCCTGACTATTGCTGGTCCGGGATCAGGAAACGTGACGCTTGCAGGATCGACTGCGCTCTATATCCACGACGACATCACGCTGCCAGCTACGGGGCTGACGAGGACTTATACGGGTGCAATCACGCTGACTGGCTCAACGTCTGGCAAGACGCTGACGACGAATGGGGTGGCGCTGGAGTCTACGATTACGGTAAACGGGGTGGGTTGTGAGTGGGCACTTGGCAGTGCACTAGATAATGGCCCATCTAATTTAAATATTACAAACGGATCTTTTGATCTTGCTTCATATAACTTAACAATCGTGAATATAAATTGTACGTCACAAAATTCGGTAACACTTTCTTTGAGTACAAGTTCTATCACAACTAGCGGCACGTTAAATTTTTCAGGAACTGGGTTAACCTTAAATGCTGGAACCTCAACAATATCAAATAACAGAGGCAATTCGGCTCACGTCATCAACGGTGGGTCTGGATTAACTTTTTATAACTACAGCGTAACCGCAACAAATCCATCTAATGTAACTGTAAACGGTGCGAACACATTTAATAACTTCACGGTTGTTGGCAAAACATCTGCTGGCGTTACGCCAATATCATTTGACGCCAATCAAACCATCAACGGCACTCTGACCCTCTCCGCTGGCACTAACGCCACGATGCGGCACTTCGTCCAGTCGAACACGTTCGGCACCACCCGCACGCTAACTTGCAACGCTGTCTCGATGACCGACGTTGACTTCCGCGACATCACCATTGCCGGTGCTGCGGCTCCTGCTTCGGGTACAAGGATCGGAGACTGCAAGGGTAACAGTGGGATTACGTTTACAGCGGCAGCGAACAAGTATTGGAACCTTGCCGGTGGGGGTAACTGGAGTGCTACTGGCTGGGCAACTTCAAGCGGTGGGACGCCTGATGTAAACGACTTCCCGCTGGCTCAGGATACTTGCATTTTTGAGGCTACTGGACTGAATTCTGGCGCGACAGTCACAGTCAACGCAGCCTACAACATCGGCACAATTGATATGTCGGCCCGCACGACTAACACGATGACGCTGGCAACAGGATCAACGACCCCATCCATATACGGCAACTGGATCAACGGCACTGGCACTACGCTGACGGGTACTGGGACTCTAGGGTTTTCAGGGCGCGGAAGTCAGACGATTACGAGTGCTGGGGTTACGTTTACGCAGAGCTTTACAATTAATACGCCCGGAGGATCTGTTACTTTGCAAGATGCGTTTTCTACTAATAGAAACGCAGCCTCAACCCTACTTGTGAGGTACGGGACATTTGATGCAAACGGCTATAACGTAACGCTGACAGGCTCAATTTCTCAGGTAAGTGCGGCAGCAACCACCACCACAAGGCAACTAAGTATTGGCTCAGGTACATGGACTATTGCTGGAAGTAATGGTTTTTCCGTCACTTCTACAAACCTCACCGTCACCGGCACCGGCACGATAAGTCTGACCAGCGCATCCGCTAAAACCTTCACTGGCGACGGTGTTACATACACCAATATCACCCTAGATCAAGGCGGGGCTGGGACGCTTACGATCACCGGCAACAACACCTTCAAGGACATCACGAACACCTACAAGGCGACCGGCGCAACCGCAATCGCAATGGGTACGACAACCCAGCGGGTGTCTCAGTGGACGGCGGCAGGCGAATCCGGGCGGGTGCTGACGGTTCAGGGGACTTCAGCCAGCTCTCCGGCGACGCTAATCTTCACGGGGTCAGGCACAGCAGCAAACGTAGACTACCTGACGATTACAGGTGTTCGCGCTTATGATTTAACGACGACTTGGTACGCCGGAGCTAACTCTACAAACAACGGCTCGCTGGGTTGGTACTTTGACTCAGGCGTTGTTGCGATATTTGCATCTTTTGAAGACACCGCCACTGGGTCAGATCAGTTCTCAGCTACTGTATCGTTTGCTGCCTCCTTCCAAGATACTGTCACCGCGTCCGATCAAATCAATGCCCTAGCGGTGTTTTTAACTGCGGTGTCTGACACATCCACTGCTTCGGATTCCATCACCAGCAATTTTTTGTACGTTAGTAGCTTCTCAGATTCAGCGGTAGCTTCAGACAGTATTTCCGCCACTCCGACCTACAGTCAATTTATCTCGGAGTCCACGACTGCTTCGGATGTAATCTCCACGACCGGAGTGTTTGGGGCGACGGTTAACGAGACAGTCACAACGATTGATTCAGCTTCAGTTTCAGTAGTTTTTGTATCCGCCTTCCAAGACACTTCGACGGGCTTGGATGAGTTTTCGAGAACGGTACTTTTTGTATCCGTGGTAACAGAGTCGTCTACGATCACGGACAGTGCCGCTAGTCTTGTGACATTTGCGTCTCGCTTTGCGGACACAGCCTCCGGTACAGATTCCACCCTAATCGCAGCCTCAACCTTTAATGCTCCTTTCTCCGACTCGGCCACAATCACGGACACGAACATCGGGTTCATCACCTTCCCCACTGCAATTGACGAGTCAGCTACGGCCACAGACTCAGACGTAGGCTTCCTGATCCTACCCACTGCAATTGCAGAAAGCGCTAGCGGAACCGATACTACCTCGTCAGTGCAGACCTTTGCGGTTACAATTCAAGAGCAGTCCGCTGCACTCGACAGTGTGTTGGTTGCGCCGTCAGTCTTTAACGCGCCGTTCCAAGATACAGTACAAGCGATTGATGTCTTTCGGTCGAACACGGTCTTCCCGGTGTCGATTGCCGAGCAGATCGCCATGACGGACACGGTCATAGGCGGGTACTTGTGGAGTCCTGTGGATGACAATCAAGGCGCAGTGTGGCAAGATGTCAGCACAATACAGTCTCCCGGCTGGACAGACGTCAATGATTCGCAAACTCCGGGGTGGACCCCGGTGCTCCCCTAAGGACACATCATGGCAAGCACTTGGTCAGACAATCTGAAGATTGAACTTCTTGGGATCGGGGACACCAACTGGGGGAACCTGACCAACAACAACTTCAAGTGGGCGATTGAAGATTCGATCACAGGGTACGCCACGGCGACGTTTCCGTCTGATGCCGATTACGATTGGGCGGCTGGGTATACGAACAGCAACTCCTCTCAGGCCCAGCGGTGTCTTGTCATCAGTGTGACGGGAAGCCTGACGCAGACTCGGAACTTGGTGGTGCCTACCATCGAGAAGCAGTACATCGTCCAGAACAACACAACGGGCAGCCAGAGTATCGTTGTTAAGACTTCTGCGGGCACAGGGGTCACGGTGCCTAATGGACGCAAAGCGCACCTGTACGTCGATGGCACGAACGTCATCCAGATGGTGGACTATTTTGTTAGTCCGACGCTTGTAACACCTGCGCTGGGAACCCCTTCGTCGGGGGTGTTGACTAACGCCACGGGACTACCAATTTCCACGGGTGTATCAGGACTCGGTACAAACGTGGCAACGGCTCTGGCGGTCAATGTCGGCACGGCGGGGTCGTTTGTAGTTGATGGTGGAGCGTTAGGGACACCAGCATCGGGCGTGTTGACAAACGCAACAGGGCTACCTCTCACTACGGGCGTGACTGGTACACTGCCTGTCGCAAATGGCGGCACTGGCATCACATCATTTGGTACGGGCGTCTCGACGGCCCTCGGTATAAACGTCGGAACGGCTGGAGCATTTGTAGTGAATGGCGGTGCGCTCGGAACGCCTGCTTCAGGAGTTTTGACAAATGCTACGGGGCTACCTCTCACCACTGGTGTGACGGGAACTTTGCCAGTGGCGAACGGCGGCACGAATCTAACAAGCTTCACCGCTAACGGTGTCGTTTATGCCAGCAGTGCTAGCGCTCTAGCGACTGGGTCTGTGTTGACGTTTGATGGCGCTAAGCTCACTGTTAATGGTGTTACATTAGGTCGCGGGGGCAGTGCTTTCTTGACAAATACGGCGGTTGGAAGTAATGCGCTTAGAGACAACACTACAGGTCTTGCTAACACAGCATTAGGATATAACGCACTTATTTTAAATACTACAGGTGGTGATAATGTAGCAGTAGGCTCAGAGGCTCTTTTAGTTAATACTACAGGAAATTTTAATGTAGCAGTTGGAGCGGTTGCGCTTTATTCTAATACCACAGGCAGTGACAACATCGCAGTTGGTTTTCAATCCCTTGTTACTAACACTACAGGTTTTGATAACATCGCAATTGGTCGAGATGCCCTCTATTTCAACACAACAGGCTTTAGCAATACGGCTATCGGATCCAATGCGCTCAAAGATAATACTACAGGCTACCTTAATGTAGCGTTGGGCGTTAATGCGCTTTTGCTTAACACTACAGGTGTTGCCAATTCGGCAGTCGGCGCAAACTCGCTTAGTGCCAATACGACAGGTGTTGGTAACGTGGCAATGGGGTCAAGTGCATTAGGAGCTAACACCACAGGCAATAATAATATAGCAGTGGGGGTAGGGGCGCTTGGCTTTAATGCTACAACCTCTAGCAACACAGCAATTGGGAACCTCGCGCTTGCATCAAATACAGCCGACTCCAATACAGCCGTGGGCGATAATGCACTTTATTCAAACACCACAGGTGCCGGTAATGTGGCAGTAGGAGAGGCTGCACTTTACTCTAATACCACCGCTGGCTTTACAGGTAACTCTAACGTAGCAGTAGGCACAGATGCGCTTTATACTAACACTACAGGCGGCAATAACGTAGCAATAGGTAGAAGCGCCCTTTATTATAATACTACAAACGGTAATAACGTAGCAATAGGTACACGCGCGCTTGCAGATAATACTGGTGGTTCTAACACCGCTGTTGGGCATGAAGCTCTTACAAATACTACTACTGGCGGTTCAAACACTGCGGTAGGTCGTTGGGCGGCTTACCTTAATACCACCGGCGGTAGCAACACCTGTGTTGGATATCTCTCGTCTGCTGGAACTACAGGTTCAAGAAATGTAATTATTGGGTATTCTGCACAGGTACCGCTTACTGGCTCTAATGACCACATAGTTATTGGCTATTCAATAATAGGCAAAGGCGACGACACAGCCTACATCGGCGGCACCAACGGCGCGTACAACGAGAAAAACGTCACGACGTGGGAGACCACCTCGGATGTTCGGCTAAAAAAGAACATCGTCGATAACAACGATGGTCTGCAAAAAATCCTAGCGATTCGGGTTCGCAACTTTGAGTACCGCACGCCTGAGGAAATTACTGAACTGCCCGAAACCTCTGCGGTCAACAAAGCAGGTGTACAGCTTGGCGTTATCGCGCAGGAGATGCTTCCTGAGTGCGTGAGCGAAACCTCAGTAGGTGTAAAGTCCGTCAACACGGACCCATTGGTTTGGTATCTGATTAATGCGGTCAAACAGCTCGCAGCCGAAGTTGAAGAACTCAAGAAACGAGCGTAAGCCATGCTTAAGAAGCTCACGTTCAAAAGCGGCTTAAATCGAGAAAATACCCGCTACACAACAGAGTCTGGCTGGTATTCCTGCGACAAGGTCCGCTTCCGCCAAGGTACGCCTGAGAAGATCGGTGGGTGGAGCCGTATCTCTTCCGAAACTTACTTAGGCGTGTGCCGCTCTCTGTGGGCGTGGGCTACGTTATCGGGCTCTCCGCTTGTGGGGGTTGGGACAAACCTCAAGTTTTATATCCAAGAGGGCGGTCAGTATTACGATGTCACTCCATACCGCACAGGTGTTATCTCTTTAACGAACCCATTTACAACCGACGGAACCACCACAGTTCAAGTCACGGATGTGGCACATGGCTGTATCACAGGTGATTTCGTAACGATTTCCAACGTTTCTGGTGCTGTAAACGGTATTCCTGCCGCGTCATTGCAAGGGAGCTTCCAAGTCACGGTAATCGACGTAGATAACTACACCATTGTTTCTCCTGTAACCGCAACAAGCTCTGGGACGCCTTCTGTCACAGCAGATGTTCAGTATGAGATCAACACTGGAAGCCCGGTGCAAGTCGTCCTGATCGGCTGGGGTATCGGCGGCTGGGGCCTCGGCGGCTGGGGTGGTGGTGCATTTATCAGTCAGATTCGACTCTGGTCGCAATCGAACTTTGGTGAGGATCTAATTTTTGGTCCGCGAGGTGGTGGCATCTACTACTGGGACGCTTCGACGGGCCTCAATACCCGAGGGGTTGATCTTGCGACAGAGCCCGGGGCGTCGGACGTACCGGTGGTACAAAACTATATCTTGGTATCCGACATCAGCCGGTTTGTCTTTGCGTTTGGCTGTAACGACTACGGTGGGTCAACCGCTGACCCTATGCTGATCCGTTGGTCGGATCAGGAAGATGCACTGAACTGGACCCCATCCGCCACAAACCAAGCGGGTAGCCTGCGCCTGTCTCGCGGCTCTCAGATCATCACAGCCATACAGTCTCGCCAAGAAGTCCTTGTCTGGACTGACGCAGCCGTTTACTCCCTGCAAAATCTCGGTGCTCCGACAGGCTGGGGTGCTCAGTTGGTCGGTGAGAACATCTCGATTGTGAGTCAGAATGCTGTGGCTTACTCCAACGGTGTAGCCTTCTGGATGGGCGTGGACAAGTTCTACGTCTACAGCGGCACAACCAAGACCCTAAACTGTAACCTCCGGCAGTATGTCTTCTCAGACATCAACATCAACCAGTTCCAACAGGTCTGCTCCGGGACTAACGAGGGGTTCAACGAGGTCTGGTGGTTCTACCCCAGTGCTAACTCTGAGGTCATCGACCGATACGTCGTCTACAACTACCTTGAGGACATCTGGTACTACGGAAACCTTGGCCGGACGGCTTGGCTCGACTCAGGGCTTCTGGTATACCCCCTTGCGGCGACATACAGCAACAACCTCGTGGATCATGAGTTTGGCGTAGACGACAACCAAACCGCTACAACACAGCCAATTGTTGCGTACATTGAGTCCGCTGAGATCGACCTCGATGACGGTGATAGCTTCATGTTTGTGAAGCGAGTGTTGCCTGACATAACCTTCCGAGGCTCGACTACAGCATCTCCATCTGGTACGCTTACGCTTAAACCTCTTGCTAACTCTGGATCGGGATACCTCTCCCCCGCCTCTGTGGGCGGCACATCCAGTAACGCAGATGCGACCGTAGTCCGCACGGCAGCCGTGCCAATAGAAGCTTTCACAGGTCAGGTGTATATCCGCCTGAGGGGTCGCCAGATTGCGGTTCGATTTGAATCTTCAGCCTTGGGCGTGCAGTGGCAGTTGGGCTCCATGCGACTGGATATGCAAGCTGATGGTCGGAGTTCAGGGTACGGGGTTGCGGGTGGGCCATGAGTAACATCACCTACAACTTCAAAGCCCCTGCACTTCCGATCCCTCCCAGTCAGTATGAGCTTGGGTACCAGAACCAGTACAACAATGTCCTCCGAATCTACTTCAACCAGCTAGACAACTTTTTGAGCAGACTTGTGGCAACAACAGGCGCAACCGGAATTTACGCTGCTGGCTCGGCTGGGGATGCGTTTGGTCGGCTCCGTGCAAGTCAGCCGTTCACAATTTTTGACTCCCAGAACCGATATGCTCAGTCTGGTGATTTCTCTGAAACAACCGCCTCCGGCGGGAGTAGCACCTACCTTGCCAACGAGAGTTCTGTCCAACTCAGTGTGACTACAACCTCAGGCAGTGAGGTTGTCCGACAGTCGTTCCGAGTATTTCCTTACCAGCCGGGTAAGTCTCTGTTGGTGATGAATACCTTTGTGTTCAATGAGCCTAAGACAAACCTGCGGCAACGGGTCGGGTACTTCTCAACACAGAACGGTGTATTCCTTGAGCATGACGGGGACCAGCTTTACTTTGTCCGTCGCTCGTATACCTCAGGATCAGTTGTTGACACTCGGGTTGCCCAGTCTGCTTGGAATACCGATAAGCTCAACGGTACGGGTGACAGTGGTTATACGCTGGACATCAGCAAGTCTCAGATCTTTTGGGAAGACTTTGAGTGGCTTGGGGTCGGCTCTGTGCGGTGCGGGTTCGTCATTAACGGCCAACTGATCATTGCACATATCTTCCACAACGCGAACGTCGGAACCGGCGTTTACATGACGACCGCTACGCTCCCCATCAGGTATGAGATCACCAACACGGGTACAACTGCATCAAGCTCTTCGATGAAACAGATCTGCTCGACGGTGGTCTCTGAGGGTGGGTATGAGAGGAAGGTTGCCGCAACAGTAGCGAGGATGACTGCGGCAACGACTGTAGCCACATCCTTTGAACCTCTGGTCAGTATTCAGTTGAACGCCAGCAGGCTGGATGCAGTCATTATCCCGCTCAAGTACAACGTGCTTCCTATCGGTAACTCGGATTACGAAGTTGCCTTGATCAAGAACGCTACCCTGACCGGTGCTTCGTTTGTGGCAAGCGATTCGCCCAATGCTGATTATGATGTGTCTGCAACGGCTCTGACCGGTGGAACGATTGTTCAGTCCGGGTATGTCAGCGCAACCAACCAATCATCAGGGCAGGTCGAATCAGATTTTGCATACAACTTCGATCTTCAGCTTGGACGTACCATCGGCGGAACGAGCGACATTTACACCCTTGCAGCCCGAGTGCTGACTGGCTCCGATGACATCATCGGGGCACTTGAGTTCTACGATTTGACATGAAATCACTTGGAATCCATCACCACTTCGCAGAGGGCGTTTACGCCAAAGAGATGCGAATCCCTGCGGGTACTTGGGTTACCAAGCATTTACACGACTACGACCATATCAGCATCTTGGCGCAGGGTATGGTGGTTGTTGAGGTTGATGGTAAGCCTACGTTCTACAAAGCGCCTGCTTGTGTGACGATCCCGAAAGGCTGTAAGCATAAGATCTCCGCTCACACAGACTCTGTGTGGTTCTGCATCCATGCAACCGATGAGACCGATCCTGAAAAAGTCGATCAGGTTTTGATTAAGGAGACGGTGTAATGCCTCCAAGTGAATCTGGACCAGTTTCGTATTATCACGATGGCGACTATGCTTCGGGGCCTCCTGGAGAACCGGCCCCAGAAGAACCCCGTGCGCCGCGTTTCAGCCGTGGTGCGTTAGATTCTGTCGGCCAGAAAATCTACGACCAGCTTGCTAGTCAGAAGTCGCAGCTAGAGCAGTCCCTTGGCCCTCAGGAAGCGGCGAAGTATTACACGACCCTGAGCGGTCTCACGCCCGATGAGTCTCTTGCCATGATGGCGTCAGAGCTCCGGGACACGGGTATCACGGATATTTATAAGGTCAAGAGAGAAACCCAACAAATTCCTGTCCGACGGGATGCAGGTTCTGGGCCGGGGGCAGAAGGTGGTTGGGATAGCTGGGATAATTATTATGATCCCCAAGGGAATCAGATTTACGATACAAATAGTATCAAACAAGACTCTAGCGGAAACTACTACCTAGAAAAGCCCCAGTACATCAACACCGAAACCGGACAGCCTCTTGTTAGGTCGGTAGGTTTTGGAGAGTTATCTGGCAGGGATGATCTTCTGTCTGATATGGGGGTTGGCAAACGCCAGATCACAGGTACTGGGGTTAAGTTTCTTGATGACGGAACTCCCTTTTACTTCTCAGAAGGTATCCAAGTACCGTCTGGTGGGTTTTTTAGAGGGCTGTTGTCGTCGCCTATTGGGTCACTACTTGCTAGCACTGCACTAACCACGTTGTTAGGCCCCGCTGGTGCCGGTCTAAGTAAAATTGCCGCAGCATCTGTCGCTGGAGGTCTTACAGGATTAGCCCGAAGTGATGGGGATCTTAGCGAAGCTCTAAAAGGCGCTGCGTTAGGCGGTCTCACGAGCTATGGTTTGGATCAGCTTGCGGCTCCGTCTTTTGATCCATCTTCGGCTCTCGAAACGCAATTTTTGGTAGATCCAGCTACTGGACTTGCGGCGGGTGAAGCAGGTATCCAACAGATCCTCGCTGAAAACCCGCCCCCTCCGCCTCCGCCGGAACCCCCGCCTCCTGCGCCTCCACCCGTTGCGGAGTCATTTCCGCTTGGTCAAGTTTCGAGTGATTTGGTTGTAGATAGTGGTGCAGGTGTTCATAGTGGTGCAGGTGTTCCGACGACCGATATAGCGACGCCTGAGTTTGACATCACGGACGTAGTTCCGGCTGATGCGGGTATGACGCCTGAGTTTGACATCACGGACGTAGTTCCGGCTGATGTGGCCCCTGAGCCTGAGTTTGACATCACGGACATAGTTCCAGCTGATGTAGCCCCTGCGCCTGAGTTTGACATCACGGACATAGTTCCGGCTGATGTGGCCCCTGAGCCTGAGTTTGACATCACGGACATAGTTCCGGCTGATGCGGGCACGGCGCCTGAGGGTGA